GAACGTGTTGGTAGACTACAAGAAACAATTGCAGCGGCAAGGGCGCAGCCAACAGGAATGTTTGGTCGCATTGCACAAGCTCCTATTGAATCATTAATGGTGTAATCATGGGCGGAAAAAGCGTAACTTACAAAGCACCTGAAATTCCAAAAGATGATAGCTTTGAAAAATACTTAGCGTATCAACAAAAAAAAGAAGAGTCCGCCGCTGCTCAGGTTGCTGCTGATAAAGCAGAACAGAAGGCTGCAGCTGAAGCACGCAAGTTAGCAGGCGCTACCGGATACCAAGGTTTGCGTAGTGGTGTTGAAGGACAACTCCGTCAAGGTTTGATTACGTATCAAGACGCTACCCAACAGCTTAGGGACTATTCAACAAAATATGATATGACGCCTCCGGAAACGGACGTCAGCAGCCTTACAGATATCTATACAAAAGAACTATTACCTGGACGTCGTAAAACAGGTATTGGTGCGGCGTATGAAGAAGTCCTGGGACGTCAAGCTACGGAGGAAGAACAATCAAAAGCCATGGAGCGTTTTAACCAAGGTTATTACACTTCCAATGAAGATTTACGCAATACTCTATATAAAGGTACGGAGTATACGGATAAGTTTAACCAGAACTATCTGGATAACTACTACGACACAATGTTTGGCAAGCAGTCGACAGACGCTGCTGGCAAACGAACTGGACAACGTACTTTCAAGTTTTCTTCCAATCTTCTTCCTCAAATGTCGGAGGGGACCACAGGCCGCTCTGGTGTAGTCACCCCACAGTTTTCAGACTTCACTGGAACTCCTGCTGAAATTGAAGAGCAGCAACAGAATGTGCGTGACACACGTCAGTATCTCTACAGTGCTGGTTTGACCAACCTCCAGGGTGAAATTGATAAAGAAACACAGAAGTTAAAAAATGAAGGATCTAAAGAATTAGCCAAGGTTCAATCTCAAGGTTCGATCTATAATAGTTTGGTTGGCAGTTTTAATTTTTAAAATTAAATATTGCTATAATTACCCCAGGTGCATTAACTTGTCATGACTGATACCGCTCCCAACGACGACTATTTTGACATCAATAAGTTTGAGCAACTGCTCCAACGGCTTGAAGGTTCTAAGGGTCGTCAACAACGTCAAAAATCCTTGGAAGGTCGCCGCGACATTTATTCGCAGGGTCTTGCCAGCATGATGAGCAACTTCTAATAAGGGGATAAAATGACCCAAGCTAATCCCAATGACGACTATTTTGACATCAATAAGTTTGAGCAATTGCTCCAACGACTTGAAGGTTCTAAGGGTCGTCAACAACGTCAAAAATCCTTGGAAGGCCGTCGTGACATTTACGCACAAGGCCTTGCTGGCATGATGAGCAACTTCTAATTTTTTTTTGTAGAGTACATAAGACATGACCAGCAGCTTTGCCGACCCATCAGTTCCCGCCGGTCAATCTGGTGCTGATGACTGGTTTGATCTAGATAAATATCGCCAAGCTGCTGGCGTAGCTTACGAATTTTCCAAGAAAAAAATGGAGGAAGCTGGTGCACAAGAACGTGAAACCATTGGTAAAGGCGCAACAGAATCTCGAACTTCCGCCGAACAGCAAGACACCTTCAGGCGCAAAGACGAGGAACGCGACTACGGTCAGGCCCAACGAGCTTATCGATATTGAGGTATTTGATACTTGGGTCGACAACCTCGACGCTTCAACCCAAGAATCATTCTGTTCTTTTTCCTCAGAGAACTACTCTGTAATTGAAATTTTTCTGTATTCCAGATTTCTTGGGTACAGAGGAAGCATTACAGCATGTGATCTTTGGGTTAAAGACAATTATAAAAAACCTGATCATCGGAAAACTCTCTTATACGAGATTGATGAGATGCAGGAAGATATTCGTAAGTTACGGGAAGACGTAGAGATTGGTACCGTTAAACGTGATGCAGGTGTTGCGCGTATTGCGTCAATGCAAAAAGAACTTCGTGGAACTATTGCACAAGTTGAACAATTTACTTCAACTAAAGATCGCAAAGGTTTATTGATGGCTGGTGCAGATAGGGCCATACGTGAGTTAATGTTTATTTTTAAAGATGACCCAATTGAAGGTCCTTTGGAAGAAGCATCAATGAGTGTATGGGCACGCATGCAACTTGAAGAATAACTGCTTTAAAATAATTAGTAAGATAAGTATTATTTACAAATGGGTGCTCAGGTAGGAAATACACGTTTAGCCGGAGATGCTGCAGCCCGTCAACGGTCCGCAGCTAGCGAAGGTATTCGTATGCGTCGTGCAGCACTCAGTAAGGCTGACCAAGGAGGTGGAGGCAATCCTGCTGTCATGGGTGAAGAAGTAAGCGGTTCACCAAATTTAATTGCTCGTCAAGAAGCGTTTGCCGCTACTCCTCAGCAGGTAACTCCTTTTGAGCAAGCTGGTGTAAACTTTGCACCAGGATTAGAAGCCAACGCTCCCCAAAGACCTCCTGGTGGTCGCCTTGGTAGAATTGAATCGCAACTTGGCGACAAAGGTTCACCTGCTTATGAGCAGATGATGCAACGTATTCGTGGTTTGAGTGCAATGAACAACACTGGGTCTCGTTTCTAATGGCTAAAGGTAAAATGCCCCCTCAGTTTCTTGAGTATCTCAAGAAAAAAGAAGCCAAGAAAGAAGATGGCTCTGAGATGAATGATAAAGAAAAACGGAAAGCTGCTTTAGATAAAGCACGCAAGTACCAAGATCAAAAACGCAAAGACAAAGAAAAGAAGTAGGATATTATTCAGTAGTAACCTGAATAGCTTCCGTGCCTTCTTATCAGCACCTTGCTTATCGTCGCAATGCGCGTGCGGCGTCTAAGAACTTTAAGGTCAAGGCACCAACCAATCTTCATCTCCTGGAACGTGCCAGGGAAGATTTTGGGTATTTCTGTGAGTATGTAGCAGATAAACCTCCTGCTCAACACCATCAAAATTGGCATCGTCACTTTGTTACTGACGAAGACAGTAACTGTTTAATTAAAATTGCAGGTCCGAACGTAGACCTATTAGCCCCCCGTGGCTCAGCAAAAAGCACGGTCCTTGGTCTTTTAACAGCCTGGGCCATTGGTATCCATACAGAAGCTAAGCTTCCATTACAGGTTCTTTACTTGTCATATACGGTTGATATTGCGCGTTCCAAGTCAGCAACCATTAAACGAATTATTGAAAGCAAACGATATCAAGAAGTTTTTCCAACAGTACGTCTTCTTAAGAACGTTACTAGTAATGAGTACTGGTCTATTGATCATAAATTTGCTGGTATTGACGTAACCGGTGATGAACAATTTACGCTTTGCGCAGCGGGCCTTAAAGGTTCGGTGACCTCCAAGCGTTCTCATTTGGTGATGATTGATGACGCTATCAAATCAGCTGCTGATATTGCAAATCCTGACATCAGGAAAATGATGCAAGACAACTGGAACGCGGTTATTGCACCAACAATGTTTGAAGGCGCCCGTGCAATCTGCCTTGGAACACGCTTCAGGCATGACGATATTCACGCAACAACTTTTAACGAGCAAAATAATTGGACACAGATTGTTCTTTCTGCAATTCAAAACAATCCTAAAACAGGAGATGAAGAATCCTACTGGCCAGAGATGTGGTCACTAGATTATCTAAAAGAAAAGAAACGACAAGCACCTATTGCTTTTTCGTTTCAATACATGAATCAAATTGTCAGACAAAATGAACTTTCATTGGCGCCAGAACTTATTGTTAAGGCAGAAATTTCAACGGAGTTTGATGCCTTGGGCATTGGTGTTGACTTGTCTGCAGGCATTAAAGAAAAGAATGACTACACAGTAATGATTCTTGGTGGTCGCATTGGTGACCGCATCCATATCATTGATTACAGACGGATCAGGGTTATGGGTAACCTAGAAAAACTTGATGCTATGAAAGAGCTTCTTAATGATTGGTCTATCCTTGGCTGTGATGAAGGCGGTAATTACTTCCCCACTTACTCCACGTGCGACATTTGGTCAGAAGCTGTCCAATACCAAGCATCTTTGGAAGCTGACTTTAAACGTGTTTGTTTAAATAACGAAGGTCTCTATAACTTGATCTGGCACCCAGTCAAAGGGTTCCGTGCAGACAAGCTGGCACGATTTAGGGGAATCATGGGTATGTTTGAAGATCGAAAAATTATCTTTAACCGTTTCAGGAACTTCACAAATCTCTTCGAGGAACTCACGAATTTCGGCGTAAGTGGTCATGATGACTGTGTAGACGCGTTGGTTTGGTTGGTTACCGGATTAGCAAGAAAGGGGAATCTTCATCTTGATTACTAAGTTTAAAATTAGAAGAAAGACTGCTTATCTGTGGGACCAGAATATTTAACAATTGCAATTACCGCAATTATATCAGCTGTCACAGGAGGTTCCTGGGTGGCAAACAAAATTCTAAGCCGAACGCACGAACGGCTGCAAACTCTCAATGCATCGTTACGTTCGCAAGAAAATCGAGTGGACTCCCTGGAGCAACAAATAAATCGAATGCCTTTGGAGTACGTTTTAAAAGTTGACTTTCTAAGAGAAATTCAAAACATGCACGATAATTTTCAGCAGATCAACAATAAGCTTGATAAGCTTATGGAAAAGCTTTTGGCCAAATGAGTAGCTACATTTTAGAAGTTCAAGAGGACGACAACGGAGATCAATATATAATTCTTCCAGATGAAATAATAGAAGATCTTGGTTGGCAAGAAGGAGATGTATTGAATTGGGACGTAAAAGGAGAAGGGATTATTTTGACTAAAGTTAATGATCCAGCTGGGTATGCGGTATTAGAGGAGTAAAATAAACACATAAGAGAAAATAAAAATGGCTGGTTTTTACGGCGGGTACTTAGGCAATGCAGGAGCAATGAATCCTGGTGGCGCTGCTCCTCAAGGTTTTGGTTTACCTCAACCAGGCTCCATGGTAGCCGGTAGTCCCAGCTTCAATATCAACCAATCCGCTGGGCCGTTAGGTCAGCGTCCAGGAGAACAACTTAAGCGTTTATACGAAGGTGGTACACAACAAAACCAACAACTTAATGATGAGTTACGCCGCCGTGGAATCATGCCAGGCAGCGGGCCACAATTACCATTAGCACAAAGCGCCCCAGGGATGAATCCTATGGGTAATGCAGGTTTTTACGCAGGTCCACAATATGGACAAATGCCTACAGGTTTCACAAATAAAACCGTATCCTAATGAAAACAAAAAAGCTAATTAAAAAAGCATTTAAAAAGCCGGAGCTTTTTAGCTCTGGTGAATTGATGTATTTTGATCTTTGGCTTTCCCAAAAGAAAAAAAAGAAATCTGCTAAGATCAGTAAAGGTAAAAGGGAAAATAGTTAATGTCTGTCGATGCTAAGTCCCGGCTAAAAGATATTGTTGACTCTTATCTTGAAAAAGATGGGGGGTCTGCAATTGACACAGGGATCGTGGCATCCCACCTGGCACAGATGCGACTGTTTGGCATCCGTCAAGGTGTTGAGTTTTTTCCAGCGCAAGATAATTTTGGAAATCAACGGAAAGACTTTATTGATCGTGTAATCAAATACAACCAACTTGATACACGCCTTGATTCCATCTGGGACTATTTCCTTTGCGATGGTCAAGGCCTGTTTTACATTCGTCCTACCAAAAATAACTATCGTCTTTATTATTTCCGTAAGCACGAGTATCGCGCTTTTTACAATATTGACGGTGAGTTGGATGAAGTTGTAATCATTTACAGTTATAAAGTCCGTCAAGGCATGGGCTTTCAGCAAGATATTGGAACCAGTGGCTTATCTGGTCCAGCAACAATGGGTGGTCAAGGTGTCAAACGTTATATCAGACTTTCAATTAAACGTAAAACAATTGAGGAAACTCACTCAGAAGGTGAGATTTCATTTGATACAAACTATCAGGCAGTACCAGGAAAAACCAAAACTTTTAAAAACACACTAGGTTTCATTCCTTGTGTTGAAATCTTTAATAATCCCAAAGGTTTTTCTACTGAAGGCGTTGGTGAATTTGATGCATTAGCCAATCATATTTGCACGCATGATGAAATGGTTCGGACCATGCGTAAGAACGTTCAGTTCTTTGGTAATCCAACTCTGCTTTCGTCACGCCCCAAGACTGACCTAATGGAATCAGGCAGTGATTCTGTTGTACAACGTCCGTCTATTGCAGCCAACTCTGGATTTGGCAGCATGGGTTCATTAAGTCGTTCTACTTTTAAGCAAGATCCAATTAGTCGCGGTGTTGACGGACAGATCCGAGTGCCACGCGTTATTGCAAACTTGGAACCAAACGACCGAGTTGGTTACATTGTTCCAGATGCAATTACTGGAGATCAAAATAGTTTTGCCCGCCAGTATCGGGAAGAAATTAGAACAGCGCTTGGCGGTGTTGATGAACTTTCAATTTCAGCTGGCGTAACCGCAACAGAGTACAAATCATTATTTGGTCGCGTATCAGCAACATCAAAGAAAAAAGCAAACGCAATTTATACCTACGGTATCTCCAGGTGTTTAGAACTGATTATTTACCAGGAAGAACGTTTGTTCCGTGAAACGTTAGCCGCAGCAGCAGGACTTGAAAAGCCCTTGGAACTACCTGAAACAGCAGGTCCACAAGATGTTGCTATGTACGAAGATGCAATGGCTGCATTTGAGGATCGCGTCAAGCAATTGATGATGGCGTGTCTTAAGACCCAACAAATTCCGCCCGGTGTTTTAGGCCTTATCCCTGACGGTGACGTTACAATGTTGTGGCGTTGGTTGGGTCCTGTTTATGAGGACTCTACTCAAGACGTGCTAAACAACTCAATTGTTGTAAGAAACTTACAAGAATTAGGTGTTGATAGCATTGAAGCACTGAAATACCTCTTCCCGTCTAAGACGGATGAAGAAAGGGCCGGGATGCTATCAGGTTTCCCATTCAGGATGGTAGGCGAATTACAGAATGCATATTCTCAGTTCGCTCGCCTTGTGGGGGGCATGATGCAGACCCCTCACCCGCAATCACCGGATTTACCGATGGCTGCGGATCCGAGATTGGATTTAACTCCATATCTGTATCGCACTTTAGAAGCTCTACAAAAGGAGATGAGTTATGCAGGACGCTACCGTCCAATCGATCCCACAGACGAGCCAAGCACCAGTGGCAGTGGCACCGAGCAGCTACGTGGTGGCAGCACCGCAAGCAGCCCCGGTCAACTACCAGGCAGCGCCCCAGGCTTATCAAGTGGGTATGAGCTACCCCCAAGCGGTACCTCAGGCAGCCCCCAGCTACCAATCAGCCCCTACTCAGTACGCCCCCCAATCCCAACCGGCGGTGGACTCGGCGGGGAATCCCTGGGAATCGGCGTTCAACAAGGTGGTGAATCTGCTGAGCGCACCAGTCCAATCCCCGTTCCAGGGTCAACCATCGCAGCCGACGACGGCGTATACCCCGGCCAATTACGGACAGTACAGCAGCCAAGCTACACAACAATCGGCTCCGCAGACTTGGTCTCCCAACCAGGCCTACTCGCCCAGCTATTCCCCAACCTCCTCCAATCAATCCTTGCAGGAGGCGGCAAGCCAAATGGCGGACCTCCTGGGAATGAGCCAGGACAGTCGGTACGTGATGGACGCGTTCGGGATCGAAGCTCCGGCAGTGCTGAACAACTACGCTCTAAACCTGGAGCAAATGCTGGACAGCGCCGTCGCGTGGGGAAACCGAGCCGCTGATACCAT